GGCCTAGAAACCTCAGACTATTCAAAATCAGATGTTGATTTTTATGATGGTGAGAAAAAAATAGGAGGTTTGTCTTTGAAAAAAGATAATGCTATATATTGGGAATCTGCTGATGTACGATTTAAAAATGAAGTAGCAAATTTAGCAGATGCTATTACTACTGGTAAATTAGGAGATCAAGTATCTTATGTTCCCTATGTTGATGCTAGAGGAAATGAAGATAAAGTCATTATTAAGATGTACAATAAAAAAGAAGATAAACCTATCTCTGGAGTTATTGTAGATGATCTCCCTGAACAAGATGTACAACAAGTCATTTTTGGAAACGATAATGTACCAGTTGCTATTCGCAGTTGGAGACCAGGTGATTTTAAAGTAGAAGGAAATACATTAACAATAACATGTAGTAAACTTTATGTTACTATGGATGATGTTATTGCAGACAATGCTCAACCTATTCTTAATATCCGACATGATAAAAGTAGAAGAAAAACAAGAGGTTTAAGAGCATTACTTCAAACAAAAAAATCCCTCTTCAGAAAAGATAGTGATGATTTAAAAGGTAATGTTGTAAGATTAAAGTACGATTCCTTCAATTAATATTTATAGACATGAACAAGACACGTCTAAGAAATCTAATCAAAGAAGTATATCACCACGTTACAGAAGAAAAATGTAACTGTGGTTGTAATACTTGTGAAAACGTAGGTAATGCTGGTGTTTTATTAAACGAAAGTGTAGCACCTAAGGAAATATTATCGGAAAATCTGCGCTACCACGTTGTAAATCAACTCCCACTTACCGAAAACACGTTCCGATATGGCTCGGAATCGTTCCTTAATTTATGGGCAGAAGCTCGTTCACTTTATTTACGTGAAATTATTCATGTAAACGATGATGATAAAGAAATTTTAGAGGAAACTGACTTAGGTAATTATGGAATGTATGAAGGTGTTCAAGTACCTTTAGATTTGCTTTTACTTGAAAACGAAGAACTCGAAGAAGCTGAAGGTAAAAAGAAAAACCCACCAATTGGAAAACCAAAACGTGGTGGCTCTAAAAAATTCTACGTTTATGTAAGAGACAAAGGTAAAATCAAAAAAGTATCCTTTGGAGATACATCAGGTTTATCAGCAAAAATAAGCAACCCAAAAGCACGTCAAGCATTTGCAAAACGTCATGACTGTGCTAATAAAAAAGATAGAACAAAAGCATCTTATTGGAGCTGTCGCTTACCAAGATATGCTAAATTACTCGGATTAAAATCATCTTTTTCAGGATTTTGGTGATGGATAGGCTACAGAAACTTATTAATGAGGTTCTTGCCGAAGAAAAAGCAAAACGTGACAGATGTTTACGCATTGCTGATCGTAAGTTTGATAAACCATCAGCTTATAAATCTGGTGCTGTAGTTAGATGCCGTAAAGGTAGTATTTGGAAAGGTATTAAAGAAGAAGTAATTCGAGAAAAAGCAAAAGAAACTCTTCGCACTTGGTTTTCACGTAAAGGTGCACCTGGTAAAAAAGGTGGATGGGTTGATTGTAATGCACCTATTAGAAAAGATGGTAAAATAACAGGTTATAAAGCATGTGGTAGAGAAAAAGGAGAAACTCGATCAAAGTATCCTTCATGCCGCCCAACACCAGCACAATGTAAAACACCTGGTAAAGGTAAAAAATGGGGAAAAACAAAATAATATGGACGCATTTGATTTAAGAAGATATTTAGTCGAAGGTAAATTATATGAAGCAGCAATGGCTTGCCCTTTACCTACCCAAGATCTAGAACTAAACACTAGAAATAGAGATTCAGCTATTAAAGCAGATTATATCAAATATGGTCCTTTAAATGTTGACGAACCTGGTGATTACTGGGATGAATTAGCAGAACATTGGGATACTACAGTTGAAGCTGCTAAACAATCATTATGTGGTAATTGTGCCGCTTTTGACATTTCCCCAAGAATGGAAGATTGTATGCCTGGTCCATTATCCGATGAAGATGGAAGATTAGGATATTGTTGGATGCATAGTTTCAAATGCCATTCAGCTCGTACTTGTAGAACTTGGGCAAAAGGTGGTCCTATCGTAAAAGATAGTATATCTTACGAGTGGCAAGAACGTAAAGGAGAATGACCCCATACACTGACATAGAAGTTACTGACAAGTATATTATTCGTGAATTCAACGAAAATATAGACCCAATCGAACTATTATGGCATCGTGATGATGAAGACAGAACAGTTGAAATCCTAGAAAACACAGATTGGCAACTACAATTAGACAATTGCTTGCCTACCTCACTAAAAGAACGTATATTTATACCAAGACACGAGTGGCATAGAGTCATTAAAGGAACTGGTACTTTAAAATTAAAGATACATAAATCATGAAATTAGATAATTTAAAACAGTTGGTAAAAGAAGAACTTAAACGTGCTTTGAGTGAAGGAATGACTAAAGATCAAATACCTACTGAATCTGGAAAATATAAAATCGAATATACTATTGATAATGGATCAGGAGCTGATTTAGATGTAGTAAATGTTTCACAAAGTGATATAGACGATGCTAATAACTTTGGAACAAGCTCATTAAACTTTTGGAAAGGATTAGTTGATAATAACCTTTTTGGGCGTGGAGATCGAGTAATGAACGTTGAGAAAATAGCATAACATATAGACAGATTCATAGCCTGTCGACTTAAAAAAAATTAATAGAGATCTGTGGCCTCCTTTGGGAGGCCACTTTTTATTTCGTATATTTAAAATATAAAATAGAACATGGATAAAAAAATTGTAATAGTAGGAGCTGGAGTTGCTGGCGTTAATGCTGCAACAAAATTAGTGGATAATGGGTATCCTGGAGAATTGATCACAATTATTGATATGGGTAAAGATCCATACCAACGTAAACCTGAAGAAGTAATGACAGGTTTTTTAGGTGCTGGAGGTTGGTCTGATGGTAAATTGACTTACCACACAGCAATTGGAGGTCAATTATCTAAGTATTGTGGTGAGGAAAAAGCAATGGAATTGATGGATCAAGTCATCACTAATTTCAAACGTTTCCACCCTAAACCTGAAGAAGTACAATGTTCAAACCCTGAAGAGGAACCTGAATTTATCAAACCGTATTTTGGTTTACGATTATTTCCAGTATGGCATGTTGGTACAGATTATTTATCTGAAATTGCTAAAAATTGGTATGATTATTTAGTGTCTAAAGGTGTTGAATTTATTTGGGAACATAAAGTATATGCTATTGATTTTAATAAAAATGAATTATCTCTTGCAAACCAAGATTTTGCAGGTGAAATCCAATATGATGAACTTATATTTGCAGTAGGTAAATCAGGTATTGACTTTGCTCAACAATTAGCCCAATCATATGAACTCCCAGATGAACCAAAATCAGTACAAATTGGAGTTCGATTTGAGGCACCACAAGAACACTTCCAAAAACTAATCGATATTTCATATGACTTTAAGTTATATAGAAAATTTGAAGATGAAGGAGTTTCATTACGTTCATTCTGTACAAATAATAATGCAGCTTATGTTGCTGTAGAAGAAACATATGGTGATCATTCATATAATGGACACGCTAAGAAAGACGAAGCATACAGAAATAATATGACTAACTTTGGTATCTTGATGGAAATTAATGGTATTGAAGATCCATTTAAATGGTCACGTGATGTAGTAAATAAAGTACAAGCAAATAGTACTGGTTTATATTATAGTCCATCTCGTCAACCATCAACTACATCTGAAGGTAACGGTGTAACAGCAACTCAAATTAGTTTAGATACATTAGCTCATGTTGTTGAACCTGCTATGGAAGGTTACTTTAAATATGTGATGGATTTTATCATGGATATGAAAAAAGTATTTCCAACATTGCAAGACGATTGGGGAATGTATATTCCTGAGGTAAAATATCTATCACCTGAGGTAAAAGTAAACTATGAAGATCTTAGTTTAGTTAATTACCCTAACGTACATTTTGTAGGTGATGCTTTAAGTGCAAGAGGTATTACAGTGTCAGGTGCACAAGCAATTTATGTAGTAGAAAGTTTTTTAAAATAAAGTTATGAGAATAGGTTTTTGTGGTACAATTTCAGTTGGTAAAACAACACTAGTTAATGCATTAAAGGAATTACCTGAGTTTGCTGATTATGAATTTCGAACTGAGCGTTCAAAATATTTACGTGATTTAGGTATTCCATTGAACACTGATTCAACGTTAAAAGGTCAATTTGTATTTTTTGCTGAACGTTCAAGTGAATTATATTTAGAAAATGTAATTACAGATCGTACAGTAATTGATGTGATGGCATTTACTCGCTCAGCTGTTTCAATTCCATATTTTATTGGTGATACATTAAACGAGGCTGCTTCGCATTTATTGCGCGAATATGATTATATTTTCTATGTTTCACCTGAGGGTGTTGAATTGGAAGACAATGGTGTTCGCACAACAGATATGGAATATCGTAAAGAAATTGATAAAGAAATTTGTAAACTTATCGAAAAATTTAAAACTAAAATTCCTCATTTTGCTCGACTATCAGGCACTACCGAGGAAAGAATCGAGAAACTTAAAAGAGTAATAGGAATCTAATATTTATAAATAAAATTAGACAATGAAAAAATCCCGTTTACTCGAAATCATACGTGAAGAAATTAGCGAAGCCTTAAATGTGCTCGTTACTAACAAAAAAGGTGAAACTACTACTATGCCCTTCAATACCCCTGATGAGAAAAAATCAGTAACTAATTTGAAAGCAGATAGTAATATTACAAATATTGAAACCACTGCGGGTCAAAATATTAAAGAAGACGATCTAAATGAAATTCCTGATTTTGGTGGTCGATTTGATTCACAAGTAGCAGCAAAATATGGTGAAGATCAAACTTTAGAAGATGCTACAAAAGATATCACAGACGAGATTCTTAAAGATATGGGTCTTAGCCGTGACGATCTTAAAAAAGATGCTGATAAAGCAAAAGAAGTACTTAAAGCTATTCGCTCTAAAGTAGTTGGTAAAAACCAAGATGCACGCGTTAAAAAAGCATTAGAAAAACAAACAGAATTTGATGACTCAGGTAATGCACTTCAAGCAAACCAAACCAACAATGCAATTTTAAAAGCATTGGGTTTAAAAGAACCAGGACAACGTGGTAGAAAAGCATCCGAAAAACCATCTGAAGCGCCTAAAGCAAAAACAGAAAAAGCACCTAAAGCTGAACCAAAAAAGACAGAAGCTGAAGATGATGAAGTAGCAGCAGCTACAAAAGCAATCAGCAGTGATGAAACCGCTAAAGAATTAGGTAGCACACCTGAAGAAAAAAAAGTTAAATTCAATCAATTTTTAGCATCTGTTAAGAAAAATAAAGATGATAAAGCTAAAATTGATGGTATTTTAAAACTAGCAAAAGATAAATTCAAATTCGCTAAAACAATGATGGACGATTTGAAACGTGCTGCTGGTCGAGAAGTAGAAGCATGATACTAAATAAAACATTCCAACTAAAGTTATCCCATCTTATCATAGGTGGGATACTTTTATTGTTACTCGTATTTTTAGTTAAATGTGACGTTAAAAAACCGGTAACAAACAAATACGATAAAGAAAAAAAAGAGATTGAACGTTTGAAAGGTCAAATTACATTATTGAAATTTGGTCAAAAAGTTTTAAACAAACAATTAGACCAACAAAATCATATTGTTGATTCATTAAGTATAGAAATTAAACACACCGAAAAAGAGCTACAAACAACACGCACATATTATGGCAACAAAATTAAAGATCTTACTAGTGCTTCTAATACTGAGCTCGATCAGTTTTTCTCAGACCGTTACAGATAAAATTTGTTTTTCACACGATAAAGCACGAGCAATTGCAATTGACCTTACACGAGGTGATTCTGCTATTGCTGAGTTAAAAGTTATAAACAAAATGGTATGGCAGTTAAATGAAAAAATTGACGCCAAAGATAGTACAATCAACATTTACATAGCAAAAGAAAAAAATTATCTTGCTCAAACAGCTACATATGAAAAAGCTATGGCTATACAAGATCAAGTAATTAAAGGACTTGAAAAAGATGTAACTGATCTTACTCGCAAAAACACTAACCTTAAAAGGGGAATTAAATGGTTAGGCGGAGGATTCGTGTCTTCCGTACTTATTATTCTTACATTGACGTTAGTTAAGTAATGGAAGAAAGAAGTTTAAAACAAGTTGTCCGCGAGGAGTATATAAAGTGTGCCCAATCACCGGCCTACTTTATGAAAAAATACTGCCAAATCCAGCATCCAAAGCGTGGACGAGTACCTTTTAACCTATACCCATTTCAAGAAAAAGTACTTACTTTATTCCAAGAAAATCCATATTCACTAGTACTTAAATCCCGCCAGTTAGGTATATCAACATTAGCCGCAGGTTATTCATTGTGGATGATGATATTCCATGAGGATAAAAACATCCTTTGTATTGCAACTAAGCAAGAAACCGCTAAAAACATGGTTACCAAGGTAAAATTCATGTATGAAAGTTTACCCTCTTGGCTTAAATTTGCAAATAAACCAGACGAAGCAAATAAATTAACTCTTCGATTACCAAACGGATCTCAAATTAAAGCAGTAGGTGCCTCAAGTGATGCAGGTCGATCAGAAGCCGTTTCCTTATTAATTATAGATGAGGCAGCATTCATTCACAACATTGGTGAGATATGGGCATCAGCTCAACAAACCCTAGCTACTGGTGGTGGATGTATTGCGTTATCTACACCTTATGGTACAGGTAACTGGTTCCATCAAACATGGGTTTCCGCTGAAATGGGGGATAATAGTTTCTTACCTATTAGATTACCTTGGGAAGTGCATCCTGAACGAGATCAATCATGGAGAGATCAACAAGATAAAGATTTGGGTCCTAGAATGGCAGCCCAAGAATGTGACTGTGACTTTACAACATCTGGTGACACAGTATTTACACCAGAAGACATTACCTTTTACGAACAATTTCATGTAAAAGAACCTCTAGAAAAACGTGGTATAGATCAAAACCTATGGATTTGGGAACCAGCGGATTATTCAAGGAACTATCTGATAGTAGCTGATGTAGCTCGTGGCGATGGTAAGGATTTTTCGGCGTTTCACATCTTTGATGTTGAATCATTCACTCAGGTAGGTGAATATAAGGGACAAATCAATACTAAGGATTATGGTCATCTATTAGTTAGCATTGCAACGGAATATAATAATGCTCTATTAGCTGTCGAAAATCAAAGTGTAGGCTGGTCAACTGTACAGACCATTTTGGATAGAGGTTATCAAAATTTCTATTACTCACCAAAAGGTGGAACAAATAATGTAGATTCTTTCTTTGATCCTTATATGGATCATAGTAAAATGACTCCGGGCTTTACAATGTCAAACACAACTCGTCCTATATCAATTGGTAAATTCCAAGAAGCAGTTATGGATAAAGGAGTTGTTTTTTATTCTGCTCGCCTAATGGAGGAAATGAAAGTATTTATATGGAGAAACGGTAGAGCAGAAGCTCAATCAGGATACAATGACGACTTAGTAATGGCGTTTTGTATTGGTTGTTACTTACGTGAAACCGCATTTAAATTAAGAACAAGCAATATGGAAATGACTAAAAGTATGTTGAATGGAATAGGAAATTCCAAAACAGCATATGCTGGAGGTTATTCTAATGGGCCAAATTATGCTGATAAGTATAATAATAACCCATTCCAAATTGATAACCCTTACTCAAACGGCAAAGAAGATATTTCTTGGCTTTTTTAAAAACAAACTATGGCAGATACAGGATTATTTAGTAGATTAAAACGATTATTTTCAACTGATGTTATCATTCGTAATGAAGGGGATAATCAATTAAAGGTATTTGATGTAAATAAAATTCAAGTTTCCGGTGAATATGAAACTAATGCGTTAGTAGATAGGTTTAATCGTATCTATACTAATTCACACACCTCAATTTACGGTTACCAAAGTAGCTTTAATTATCAAACACTTCGCCCTACATTATATTCAGAATATGATTCAATGGATACAGATGCTATTATCGCTTCTGCTCTAGACATTATTTCAGACGAAAGTACATTACGTAATGATATGGGTGAAGTACTTCAAATCCGTAGCTCGGATGAGGATGTACAAAAAATTCTATATAATTTATTCTATGATGTATTAAATGTAGAATTTAACTTATGGCCTTGGATTCGTAATATGTTGAAATATGGTGATTTTTTCTTAAAATTAGAAATTGCTGAAAAATTTGGTGTGTACAATGTAATTCCTTACAATGCATTCCATATCGAAAGACAAGATGGATACGATAAAGATCATCCAAATTCAGTACGTTTTCGTTTTGATCCGGATGGTATTTCATCACCTTCTGACTATGGTTACTATAATGTACCAAACTCTGGTGGTCAAGCTAATTCAATTTATTTTGACAATTATGAAATGGCTCACTTCCGTTTATTAACGGATACTAACTTTTTACCTTATGGTAGATCGTATCTAGAGCCTGCTCGTAAATTGTTTAAGCAATATACTATGATGGAAGATGCGATGTTAATTCACCGTATCGTTCGTGCCCCTGAAAAACGTATTTTCTATATCAACGTTGGAAATATTGCACCTGCTGAGGTAGAAAATTTCATGCAGAAGACAATTTCCAAAATGAAACGTACTCCATATATTGATCAACAAACGGGTGATTATAACTTGAAGTACAACATGCAAAACCTACTTGAAGACTTCTATATCCCAGTACGTGGAAATGATCAAGCAACTAAAATTGATAATTTAGCAGGTTTGCAATGGCAAGGTATTGAAGACGTTACCTACTTACGTGATAAATTATTTGCTGCCCTTAAGGTGCCTAAAGCATTTATGGGTTATGAAAAAGATTTAACTGGTAAAGCTACATTAGCCGCCGAAGACATCAGATTTGCACGCACAATTGAACGTATCCAACGTATTGTAGTATCTGAATTAACTAAAATTGCTCTAGTTCACTTATACGCCCAAGGTTATCGTGACGAGAGTATGACAAACTTTGAACTATCATTAACTACACCATCTATCATTTATGATCAAGAACGTGTAGCATTAATGAAAGAAAAAGTTGATCTAGCTGCTCAAATGATGGAGAATAAGTTGTTACCAACTGATTGGATCTATGAAAACTTATTCCACTTGAGCGAAGATCAATATGATGAATATAGAGATTTACTTCTACAAGATGCTAAACGTAAATTCCGCATTGCTCAAATTGAAAACGAAGGTAATGATCCATTAGAAACAGGTAAATCTTATGGCACACCACATGATCTAGCTTCTTTATATGGTAGAGGTAGATATGAAGCAACTAACGTGCCTTTAGGATATGATGAAGATGCTGATTTAGGTCGCCCTGAAGAAAAAATTACTGATAAAAATACCCAAGATAATGCATTTGGAAAAGATAGAATCGGTTCAGATGGCATTAAAAAAGATGGAGATGAATCAGATTCAATTAGACCTCAATTTAAAGGTGGCAGTCCATTAGCACTTGAAACTAAAGGTAAACCAAACCCCAACCAAAAAATGTTTAATGATATGAAAAATCAACACAAACAGATGATTTTTGAATCAGACATTAGAGGAAATTCACTATTGGATGAATCTCAGATACGAGAGTAAGGAAATCTTATATATTTATAAATAAACAAATATTACAGAATGCAAGTCAAACATTCAAAGTATAAAAACACGGGTATCCTCTTTGAACTTTTAGTTCGACAGATCACTACCGATACATTAGATGGTAAGGATTCACCGGCAAAAGATATACTAAAAAAATATTTCGTTAAATCGGAATTGGGTCGTGAGTATAAGTTATATGAAACTTTGTTGAAAAAAACTTCATTAACTGAAGGTAAAGCAAATGTAGTAGTTAG